TATTGCTTATTCGTGCCATTAGCTTTCTCCTCTGCTCTAGATTCATCAATCTCATCTTGTATGGTACTTAGTCTAGACTCCATATCCTCTTTAGTCTTTATCAGAATAGCAGTCTCGACTAACCTATAATCAATAACTATATCTTTATCTAACGCCAGATTTATAACGTCATTAATTATTTCTTTTATTAAGAACTCTCTATCAGTCTCAAATAGTGTGTCCTCAAGTACCCTGAATGCATCAGGGTACTCATCTCTAAGTTTCAACATCTCATCTGCTGTCATATCATAATCCTCCCATAAACACGTTCATCTTACTCATGATGTCCTTACTCTTGTCAGCCACTTCTCTACGTTTAATAGGGTCGTTACGCAAGGCATCTGGGTGATTCCTCGCTAGTTCACTGTCAACCTGTTGACGTATGCTCTCAAGGTCAGGGTCGTCATTGATATTCATACGTGTCAGCAAATCACAGACATCACTGAGATTCTCTGTCAACGTATCTCTGAATACAGCCTTAGGGTCGGACAACTTAGCGTTCATTGTCTCAACTTTGTCATACAACCTCTGCCATATCTCCTTTATACTACTCTGGTACGCACCCTCCACTTGACTCCTAACCTCATCAGCTATGCGTTCCATTTCATCACTACCTATCTCCACTCTAAAATCATCAGAGGGTACAGGTAACACAGTCATATCCATAGCGAACTTACTACGCAACTCATGTTCCTCTGGATAATCAGACTCGTTGTACATATCTCCTAATGTAAGTTTGCTGATTGTCCTCTCATGCATGTACTGAGACATAAATTCATCAACAAGTCCTTGCCACTCTATCCTATGCTCTCTGAACTGTTCCATGAAGTCCATGTAGTTAGCTGAGGGTAGCAACTGAATACCATCAGTTACTCCCCACCCCAACGTGTTGGCATAGTACTCAGTACGTATCGCAGTAGCTTTCTTCTGGATACGTTTGAGCAAGTCGTTGTTGGGTAACAACGCTTTGTTATACCTACCAACGTCTCCTACTGTGTTGTGTTTATCGGATACCTCTTGTGTTACACGCTTGTCATACTTACGTGCAGTCCACTGAGATATATTCAACTGTACTAATACTGCCTTAGTATCTAGTGTCATAGTTTCCTCCTACATTTCAACTGTTTCACCGAAAGGAACTTGCTCTCTAACTTTATCAGTCGATACCCACAGTACAGGGTATTGTGGTGCATCACCGAAGTCGTTACAGTACAAGTCTGTTAATACCACACAAGCTACAGGGTCAATAGCTTGTTCATCTACATATTTAAATATAGGACTGAACGCTGTACCCCCACCACCATGTGGCTGTATATCTAACACATCATCACGTGAACACTTATCGTAATGGCACACCTCACTATCGAAGTACACCACGTGTATACACGTTGGGTTTAAATCCTCCTTGATAGTAGTTATCTCCCCACTAAACTGAGACAACTCCTCACTACCTATGCTACCTGAGCAATCAATGGCTACTACTAACTCACCCATTGCCTCGCCAGACATACTAGGTAGGTACAATCCTTGTGATATGAACCGCCTGTTAGGTCTTGCCCAACTGCGTGTATCATCTTTACATCTCACAAGGAATCTCTGAAGTACATCACGCCAATCTACTTTGGGATTCAGTACCTCATCAACTAACCTTGCTTGTGCATCACTTAACTTGCCCATCATCTTGGCTGACTGTGATGCCTGTGCTACCTTAATCTGCCACTTAGCTTTCAACTCTTGCTTATCAGCACTAGTCTTACCGCCATCTTGGCAATCATCTAATGGGTCACCTACTACATCAGGTTCATCATCTTTAGGTGGTACAGGCAAGATGTTGTATATGCCATCAGTAGTACCATTACCTCTACTATATATGTCCTCATCTATCAGTCCTCCTTTAGGCATAATGCCTATCTTATCCTCAACTAGCAGTTGATTAATTACATAATCTCCTGCCTGATTCCACCGCCTACTATCTCGCTCACCTCTACGGAATGGGTGTTCTAACATTGGGTGCATACATTCATGTGCAACCAAGAAAGTTAGTTCATCATCTGACAACGAGTTGACGAATGACGGATTGAACACTACCTCCTCTCCGTTGGTCATAGCAGTAGGACATGACTCATCTAACCTAAATGGCATGTTCATTGCTATGTTACCAACGAATGGGTGACCAAGTATAAGCTGTGTTTTAGCCTTACTTAATCGTTTCTCTATATCCATTTGCTACCTCCTTAGAATAGCATGTCTGATTTATCGACTGCCCACTTAGTGAACGCCTCTGTACTACTCAACTCAGGTGTCTTACGCAGTGCATAACTGACTGCCAATACACCGAACTCTGCACCATCAAACCTATCAAAGTACTTCAACATGTTGGCGAATGTCTTAGTGTCAACACGTTCAGACAAAGCACCAGACAATGCATACTTTGTACTTGGGTCAGATGGTACGTCTGTTGTATCAGGATTACTCAACACCTTATCAGGGTCAGGCAGTTCTCGGTATATCTTTAAGAACCCTACGAACTCTGCACTAGCACCCTCGCCAACAGCACCTTTGAAACACTCAAACTCTAAGTCCTTAGGCACTACTCCCATGACATTACTGACACCCTCCACCCATGAACG